TAGAACTGAGAAGTTAGATCAAGATTTAGTTAAGTATCCAAATGGAGTATCCCCAGACACTAAGTCACCAATCTTTTTGAAGAAGATAGATCCAGTGAAGAGGAACCAAGCTAAACCATACTCATTAGGTATTGCATACGGAATGGAGGCATACGCATTGGCCAAGACCTTAGACATCTCACAAAAGGATGCTGAGAAGTTGGTGGATGGTTACTTAGATGGATTCCCACAATTAAAGGAATGGAGAATAGAATCAAGAAACAAAATCAAGAAGTACGGCTACATTCAGAATAAGGTAGGACGTATTCGTCACTTACCTAAAGTAAAGTTGATCTTTGATAAGTTCGGTGACCAAGTATTGGATTGGAGATTCAGAAAAGAGTTAGAGACTAGATACGGTAAGGAGCCAGTAACTCAAATGTATAGAGACTATCGAAATGGATTGAACAACTGCCTTAACTACCAACTACAATCACTTGCAGCAGCGGTAGTAAACAGAGCAGCAATTCAAATTAATAGAAAGGCAAAGGAGTTAGGAGTAGATGGTAGAGTGCAGGCACAGATTCATGACCAGTTGATCATAAATGTAAGAGAAGATCAAGCTGAGATGTTCATGCCATACGTACAAGACTTGATGGAGAACACAACACAACTACCAGGAGTTACACTAAAAGCACCACCACAAATAGCAAATAACTTCGCTGAAGGGCACTAGAAAGTTGTTTCTTTGCATATTTATTCATATATTAATAAAATAAGTTTTAAAAATTAAATCAGTTTATGTCAAAAACGTTACAGCCACAGAACGACCGAGTGCTTATTAAGCCAGTCGAATCAGGAGAAGAGATGTATGGGAACATCATCATCCCAGACATGGGTAAAGAGAAACCAGAAATGGGAGAGGTTATTGCAGTAGGTCCAGGACGCCAGTCAGAGTTTGGACACTTCATCAGAGTAAATGCTAAAGTAGGAGACTTCGTATTGATCCCAAAGATCGGTTCATTAAGAATTGACTTCGAAGGACAAGAGTACTTCCTTACACCAGACAGAGAGATATTAGCAATAGTTTTAGAATCACAAGACAATGAGTAAACAAATCAGTTTTTCAAAAGATGCTAGAGAGAAATTACTTTCAGGAGTAAATCAATTAGCAGATGCAGTTGTATGTACATTAGGACCATCAGGACGTAATGTAATTATTGAACAACAAATGGGTAATCCAACCTCAACTAAAGATGGTGTTACTGTAGCAAAAGCAGTAGAGCTAGAAGACGTAGTGGAGAATATTGGAGCACAATTAGTAAAGCAAGTATCTATTAAGACAGGAGACGAAGCCGGTGACGGAACAACTACTTCTACATTACTTGCAAGAGAGATCTACAAACAAGGATTGCAAGAGTTAGAGAACTCCAATGCAGTAGAAGTTAAGAGAGGTATTGACATTGCTACTAAAGAAGTAATCAAGTACTTACAGAATGAGTATTCAAAAGACATTACTGATGAAGCTCAAATCAAACAAGTAGCAACAATCTCAGGTAACAATGATCCAGAAGTAGGTACGTTAATTGCTACAGCTATGGATAAAGTAGGAAGAGATGGAGTTGTAACTATTGAAGAGTCTAAGACAGGAGAAACATATCTTGAAACAGTAGAAGGTATGCAATTCGGTAGAGGTTATAAATCACCTTACTTTGTTACAGACAATGCTACAATGACAGCAGTATTGGACAATCCACTTATCTTAATTACAGAGAAGAGAATCCAACACGTAAAAGAAATGCTTCCATTACTTGAAGCAGTATCTCAACAAAACAAATCATTACTTATCATCTCGGATGACTTAGATGGAGAGGCTTTATCAACACTTGTTGTAAACAAGATGAGAGGTATCTTAAAAGTCGTAGCAGTTAAAGCACCTGAGTTCGGAGACAAGAAGAAAGCTATGTTGGAAGACATTGCAGCTCTAACAGGAGGTACAGTGGTATCTGAAGAGAAAGGTATGAAGCTAGACAAATTCAATCAAGATTGGTTTGGTAAGGCTAGAAAGGTAACTGTAGGTAAAGATACAACTACAATCGTAGATGGTAAAGGAACTGAAGAAGCTATCACAGAACGTATCGAGAACTTGAAAGAATTAATCGACAATACAGTTTCACCTTACGAGAAAGAAATTCTACAAGACAGATTAGCAAAGCTAGTTGGAGGAGTGGCAATGGTACACGTAGGAGGACATACTGAGGTTGAAATGAAAGAGAAGAAGGATAGAGTTGACGATGCACTTCATGCCACTAAAGCAGCCTTGGAAGAAGGTATTCTACCAGGAGGAGGTATTGCATTACTAAATGCTTCAGATCACCTAGAAGGTATATTAGAAGGTGACTTAACTTCTCATCCAGATCAAGAGAAAGGAATCAACATTATCATCAGAGCAATCAGAAAGCCATTCGAACAGATCTTATTAAATGCAGGAGAAACTCAGGAAACTATTCACGAAAGAATGTACGAACTTATACAAGGAGGTAATAAGTGGAAAGGGTTCAATCCAAGAACAGGTAAGTACGTTGATATGTTAGAGACAGGAATCATTGATCCAACTAAAGTAACAAGATTGGCTTTAGAGAATGCAGCATCAGTTGCAGGTACAATGTTAATCACAGAGTGTGTTATATCAAACGTAAAAGAAAAGGATGGACAAGATGCAGGAGTAGATCCTAGCATGTTCATGTAATATTAATCTAAATTTAAACAAAATGAACAAACAAGAGTTATTCGAAAAGATTGACGGGTTGTATCAAGAATTCGTTGCACAACACAACGGAACAACTAAAAAGTCACAAGCCAATGCAAGAAAGGCAATCGGAGAGGTTAAGAAGTTGATCACAGAGTACAGACAAGCATCGACAGCAGAGAGCAAATAAGCAGGGGACCGAGAGGTGAGGGGCGCGCAACTCCCCTCACCGAAGGTGTCACGCGGATTTTTCACGAACAATCAAACAAAAAATAGTTATGAATCTATTTGAATCCCTAGCATTAGTGCTAGTAATCATGTTAGTATCAGCATCAATTGCGTACAACATGCAGAAAGGAACCCCAACCATGGGCAACTTTACCGAGGATCTTGACCAAGACCTAGAGGAAAAACCTAAGGCAAAGTCAAAAGCCAAGGCAAGTGACAAGGTATTCCCTACCGAGGCAGCAATCAACCAAGACGGTGTCGATGTCGAATTCGAACCAGTGAAGCCAAAGAAAAAAAGAAAGTACTACCCAAAGAAATCTAAAACGCAAAAGTAGTTATGAACTCAAGAGCAAAGTACGAGGAGATCAAGGACACCCTAATGGGTAGCGACATTGACGACAACCAAAGAAGGACCAAGATTATCCTAGAGATATTGAAGAGTGTGGACAAGACCAAGAGATTGGATACGTTCATTGATAAGGCAGAGAATGTGTTGAAAAACAATCCGTCGTTCTCGACCTTGGTGATCTTTCAGATCGCAGCCGATGATGCTCTTGTTGATGAATTCTACAGCTAAGTAAATTATGGAACAACCAAGAATGAATCTATCGATCGATCAGACATCGCCGGTAGAGTGTGAGAAGTGTAACGGGACTTTCTTTGAGGAAGCATTACACATTAGAAAAGCGTCGGGACTATTAACAGGTACCGGACAGACAACGTACATGCCCATTCCGGTATTTGCGTGCAAGGCCTGCGGCCATGTAAACACTGAATTCCTTCCAAAGGAATTAAAAAACCTAAGTGCTGGGGAATAAACTCAGACTTTGATTAAACATTGAAAGAGGCCTCGTGCCTCTTTTTTTTGTGCCTATTTATTTAAAAGAAGGTTACTATTAATTGGTTGTGGTTTAATTAACCTAATAAAATAGATTTATGGCTTTCAAAGACATTTTTAAAGACACAAACGATTACAACGAGAAGACCGTAATCGGATTTTTATCATTTGCAGTTATGACAATTGTAATGATCGCAGACCTAGTAACAGGATACATGGGTCAAGAGCTTCCACTTAACGAGTATGTATTTAATGCATTTATGTACATCACATTAGGATCATTTGGAATTGCAGGTATCGAGAAGTTCGCACCAGGTAAGAAAGAAGAATCAACAGAAGAATAATTAGATTATGAGTTTAAAGAGTTTACAAGCAAAAATTGGAGTAACAGCAGATGGTGCTTTTGGTCCTGGAACAATGAAAAAAGCAATGGAGTTTTACAAACTAACTCCAGTGAGAGCAGCTCACTTCTTTGCACAAACAGCTCACGAGTCGGGAGACTTCAAAGCATTTTCAGAAAACCTAAACTATTCAGCACAAGGTCTTCAAGGTATCTTTGGAAAATACTTTCCAGGTAACCTAGAAGAGTCTTACGCTCGTCAACCAGAAAAAATCGCTAATAGAGTTTACGCATCTAGAATGGGTAATGGTGATGAGAAATCAGGAGACGGATATAAATTCAGAGGAAGAGGTGCTCTTCAATTGACAGGTAAAGATAACTATGCAGCATTTGCAAAGTACTTAGGTAAGCCAGAAATCATGACACATCCTGATTTAGTAGCTACAGAGTATTCTTTCGAATCAGCTATGTTTTTCTTCGATAAGAACAAACTATGGGAGATATGTGATAAAGGTGTTAACGATGCCGCTATCCTAGCTCTTACAAAAAGAATCAATGGGGGTACTCATGGATTAGAAGATAGAACTAATAAAACGAAAAAGTATTACGAATACGTAAAATAGTTTAATCTATAAGATGAAAACACTCTCAGCAATACTATTAACATTGACAACAGCATGTGCATTTATAGGTTCATACTTTATGAATCTAACAGCAGATAACATCGAACAATATCTATCAGTAGGATTCGTAATCTTTGCAGATGGGTACTTCGGTATTTGGGCAGGGATGAAGAGAGAGGGATTCCAAACCCGCAAGGCTCTTAAAGTAATCAAGACATTCGGATTCTGGGTAGTAATGCTATCAGCTATACTAACTATCGAAAAAGGATTTGCAGGTACTTCTTGGCTAAGCGAAACTATAATGGCTCCATTCTTAGTATTCCAGTTAATCAGTATATTGAAAAATGCTTCAATGGTAGGAGTAGTTCACAACGAACTACTGGTACAGATCCTAGACAAGTTGGATAAGCATAAAGGAGAGCGACAAGACTAATTTAAAATAAACAATAAAGATGGGTTGGATTATGTCCAACCTTTTCTTATATTAGAAAGATATGATAAGAAACAATTCACAGAATATATTACTAGGGATAGTGGTTATTCTAGCTGCTTGGAACATCTTTACGACCAACAGCGTTAAGACAGACGTACAAGGGTACAAGGATAAGATCCAGGCCCTACAGGTACAGGTTGACTCAGCTCAGGCTGTAAACAATGTAATTGATACTAAGATAGACTCTGTAAGAGAAAAAGTAGTACACATTACAGAAGAGATCAACCACATAGATAACAATATTACAATAATCAAAAAACAAACAGATGAGAAAGTTAATCGTGTTGACAGCTATACTGCTAACGAGCTTGAGCAGTTTTTCGCAGACAGATACAACAAAGGTACGAATTAGTAATCCAATTGCTAGATTGGTAATTAAGGACTTAGTTAAGTACGATGGAGCTGTTTTAGAATTAAAAGCAACTCAAGACAAGGTACTTAAGTTAGAAGAGAGAGAAGGACAGAAAGATGGTATCATCAAATTGTTAGAGGACAAAGTAAAGAACACCTTATTCATTGTAGATACTCAGAAGAAGCAATTAAACCTATCGGCAGAGTTAACTGAGAAGTTAAACAAAGAACTAAAAGGACAAAGAAGAAAGACCTTCCTATATAAAGCAGGAACGGTTGTAGGACTTGTAACCACATCATACTTATTAATAAAATAGAATAAAATGGCTAAACAAAAAGCAATCGTAGAGGAGACTCTACCAGTAGAGCAAGTTATCGTACAACAAGCACCAGTAGTTGAAACAGAAGAAGCTATTGAAGTAGGAGAAACAATCGTAGAGGAACTAGAGGTAGAGGATGCAGCAATCGTAGAAGAGGTATTTGAAACAACCCCAGAAGCTGAGCAAGTAGTTGAAGAGCAAGTTGAAGAGGTTATTCAACAAGTAGTTGAAACTAAACCAGCACCTGCAGCTCCTAAAGCATCTAATGAAGTAGGAGTAGTACGTATTTTGCAAAAGACACCTAGTGGATTCAGGCTGCTATTGGAGACAGGAGAGATCGTTAAGGTATCAAAAGCTCAGTATACAAAAGGACAGTCGACAATTATCCTTTAAAAAAATACCAAAAGGCTTGTTTACTCAAGCCTTTTTTAGTATATTAAAGTTATAAACAAATGTTATTATGAACACAAGAGAGGTAAGAGTTACTATCGATGACGATACTACTGCAAAGGAGTTAGTTAATCATCCCTCACACTACGGAGGAAAGAGTAATCCATATGAGGCAATTAAAGTCATTGAAGCTTGGAACTTAGGATTCTGTTTAGGAAATACAATCAAATATATTGCTAGGGCAGGTAAGAAGGATGCTACAGTACAAGAACTGGAGAAGGCATTGTGGTACCTTAAACGAGAAATAAAAAAGCTGAAAGATGGCCAAGAAACAGATTAAGCAAGTTCAGCTTATCAAGGAAGCCATTCCAACAGTAATTGACTACGACACTCAGAAATCAATATCATATAGTCAGACTCTATCGTACAATACATGCCCTCACCAATGGGCATTGAGCTACGTTAAGGGTCTACAGATATACAAACCATCCATCCATACAGTATTTGGAACAGCACTGCATGAGGTATTGCAAGAGTGGTTGACAGTTTTGTATGACGATAGTGTAAAGAAGGCAACTGAGATGGATCTTGAGCAACTACTGCACGATAAGTTGTTTACAATCTATAAGCAGGAGAAGGAAAAATGTGAAGAACACTTTTCTAGTTCTGACGAGTTGTTTGAGTTTTATAGAGACGGAGTCGAAATTATAAAATACGTTAAGCAGAAACGTGCAGCTTGGTTTAGTAACAGGTACACTAAGCTAGTTGGAGTAGAGATCCCGTTAGTATACCCAATAGGTCCTAATATATTCTTCAAAGGATACATCGACATCGTACTGTATGATGAGCAGGACGACAAGTACATCGTACTAGATATCAAGACATCAACATCAGGATGGAATGACTATGCCAAAAAAGATGACAAGAAACTAGCTCAACTACTTTTGTATAAGGAATTCCTAGCTAAGCAATTCTCAATTGACGTAGATAAGATTGACGTTAAGTACTTTATTGTAAAAAGAAAAGTACCTGATGATCCAATCTATCCAGCAATGGGAAGAAGAGTGCAAGAGTTTGTTCCACCATCAGGTAAAGTAAAAAGAGGACAAGCTACAACAGCACTAACAAAATTCATACAAGATGCATTCGATGAGCAAGGTCAGTATGTCGATAAAGAGTATGAGCAGAGACCATCTAAGTCTAACTGTAGGTTCTGCAATTATGTAGGAACTGAACACTGTCATGCAGGTGTTTTGTTGTAGGAAGTATATTTATATAAAAATATAAGTATATAAATTATGGACAGTAAAAAACTAACATCGGTTAAGGTAGAAGAGGAATTGCTACAACAATTCAAAGAGCAATGTATAAGACATAAATTCTCATTGCAGAAACTTGTAGACAGAGCAATTTTTTTGTATCTTACTGAAGAAGACTTTAAACAAAAGTTACACACACAGACAAATATTAAATTAAAATAGTTACATGAAAGACAAATTCCGTTATGTAGAAAAGGACAATCGAAAGAAAATCCTTCTGTTATGCGATGATATTAGAATGCATTCTGGTATTGCTACAATGGCTAGAGAGATTGTTATAGGAACATCTCACCACTTCAATTGGATTAACTTAGGAGCAGCAATCAAACATCCAGAACAAGGACAGGCATTTGATATATCAGCTGAAGTAAATAGGTTAAATGGGATTGAAGACTCTAACGTATTAGTAATTCCAAGCTCAGGGTACGGAGATGCAATGCAAGTTAGAGGATTGATCGGACAATACAAACCAGATGCTATTATGATCTTTACAGATCCTAGATACTGGACTTGGTTGTTTGAAATTGAAAGAGAAATTAGAAGCAGCATTCCACTACTATACTTGAACATTTGGGATGATTATCCAACACCTCTTTACAATAAAGCATACTACGAGTCGTGTGACTTGTTGATGTCAATCTCAAAACAAACTAAGAATATCAACGAGATTGTTCTACAAGAGGCAGCTAAGGATAAAGTACTTAGGTACATACCTCATGGAATTAATGAGGAGCAATTCTTCCCAATACTTCCAACAGATGAAAGATACCCAGCACTACAGCAATTCAAAAAGAACTTATTCCAAGGAAAGGATATAGAGTTCGTAGTATTTTGGAATTCAAGAAACATTAGAAGAAAATCACCAGGTGACGTCATTCTAGCATATAGAATGTTCTGTGATCAAATAGGACAGGAAAAGTCTAAGAAATGTGCTTTAGTTATGCATACACAAGCTGTAGACGAAAATGGTACAGACTTAAATGCAGTAAGAGAGGCCTTGTGTGATGAGAGTTACATCAACGTATTCTTTTCTCAAGAGAGGTTAGACACAGCTCACATGAACTTACTGTACAATATCTCAGACGTAGACATGCTTATATCTTCTAACGAAGGATGGGGATTATCTCTAACTGAAGCTATGATGGCAGGTAAGATGATCATTGCTAACGTAACTGGAGGTATGCAAGATCAAATGAGGTTTACAGACGAGAATGGTAAGTGGATTGACTTCACACCAGACTTCCCTTCTAACCACAGAGGTACCTACGAAGAGTGTGGAGAGTGGGCAGTACCTGTATTCCCTTCTAACATCTCATTAGTAGGATCAGTTCCAACTCCTTATATATTCGATGATAGATGCAGTCCAGACGATGTAGCATCTGCTTTAGAACAGGTATACTCTTTGGGAAAAGAAGAAAGAGATAGAAGAGGTATGTTAGCAAGAGAGTGGGTAACATCAGATGAATCAGGAATGTCAGCACGTAGGATGAGTGAGAATGTAATCGAAGCAGTTGATACTACCTTCGAACAGTTTACTCCTAGAGCTAGATTTGAACTACACAAAGTAACTGACAGACCTAAAAAATACATCACACATAAATTAATATACTAGTTATGAGCAAACCTTCAT